GTATTCTTCAACTGATGGCGGTCGAGTAAGAGCCTGGACTCGCGTAAGCCCAGACCGCGTTACAGTTGATACAGATTTCCTAAATACTGAAATTACTGGATATAAAGTTGATGGCAAGTCAGTTCCACTTCAAGGCGTAGGTTCATTAATAAGATTTGATGGCCCAGATGAAGGATTACTTCACAGAGCAGGAAAAACGATTGCAGCAGCAGTTTATCTTGAGAACGCAGCTGTAAATTATGCTAAAGAACCTGCTCCAACTATGGTTCTTAAATCAAATGGAACTAATTTAACTGCCGAAAGAATTTCAGCTTTATTAAGTGCTTGGAAAAATGCTAGACAAACTCGCTCAACTGCATTTCTAAATGCTGATGTTGATTTGAAAGAATTTGGCTTTGATCCTAAATCAATGCAACTTGCCGAGGCGCGTCAATATGTAGCACTAGAATTAGCTCGGGCCTGTGGAATACCTGCCTACTTCTTGAGCGCCGAAACGACTTCAATGACTTACTCAAACGCGGTGTCCGAGCGGCGCTCATTAGTAGATTTCTCACTTCGCCCAATCCTTAAGGCAATTGAGGAACGCCTATCATTACCGGACTTTGTTCCCAATCCAGTAATGACGCGCTTTGCACTTGACGATTTCTTACGCGGTAACGCATTAGAAAGAGCGCAAGTTTATGAAATCTTAAACCGCATTGGCGCGATGAGCGTTGAGCAGATTCAGCGAGAAGAGGACCTAATACCAAATGAAGGTTAATATGCCAATGGCAGTTACCGCTGCCGACACAATTAAGAGAACAATTACTGGGACTATCGTTACTTGGAATGAGCAAGGTAACACCTCAGTAGGCCCAACAGTATTTGCAGCAGATAGCATTGAAATTAAGCCAGTTAAGTTGCTACTTGAGCACGACCGCACTCGCCCAATTGGCAAGATGGTCTCTCACAATGTAACTGCTTCTGGAATTGAAGCCACTTTTAAGATTGCAAACACTATGGCTGGAGAAGATGCCCTAGTTGAAGCAACTGAAGGATTGCGCGATGGATTTAGCGTTGGCGCACAGATTAACGAATGGACAAACAACAAAGGCGTTATGCAGATTACTTCAGCAACCCTAGATGAAGTTTCTCTGGTTACTGATCCTGCAATTGATTCTGCTCGAGTAAGCGAAGTAGCAGCATCCGAGAATGAAGCACCAAAAGAAGATTCTGATTTGGCAACCGCTGATTCAGACAAACCAACCGAAGGAGACCAAGTGTCTGACACTACCGCTCCTGCTCCTGCCGTTGAAGAAGCGGTAGAAGCAGCCAAAGTAGAAGCTACAGCTCCAAAGCCAAGTTTCTACACAACTCCAAGACTTGAATTTACCAAGTCTAAATACCTAGAAATGAGCGTTCGCGCTGCTCTAGGAAATGATGATGCTCGCGCTTATGTTCGCGCAGCAGATGACACAACCAGCAACAACGCTGGTCTAATCCCAACTCGTCAATTGACAGAAGTTATTAATCCTTTATCAACAGCTGATCGTCCAGCGATTGATGCAATATCGCGAGGTGTCCTGCCAGACGCAGGAATGTCTTTTGAAATTCCTAAATTGACAAATGCTCCAACAGTTGCCGAGGAAGCCGAAGCTGCTGCAATTGATGAAACAGGAATGACAACTGCGTTCGTTACAGTTGATGTTAAAAAATATGCTGGAGGACAAACCTTTTCTGTGGAACTCCTCGACCGGTCAAGTCCCGTCTTTTTTGACCTTTTGGTTGAGCAAATGGAGAACGCGTTTGCTTATGCTACAAATAACGCAGTTCTTAATGGCTTAATTGCTGGTGGAACTGATGGCGGCAATCGCACAATGTCAAATGTAAATTTCCAAGATTTCGTTTCAGATGCTGCAGTTTCAATCTATAACGGAACAAAGAGATTTGCTAGAAATATCATTGCTTCTACTGGACAATGGGGCGCAATTATGAATCTAGTTGATGGTCAGAGCCTTCCGCTTTACACCAACTTAATCAATCCACAGAATCGCGGAGGAGGAGTTTCACCTTCATCTCTACGCGGTAATGTTCTCGGTCTTGATTTTTATGTAGATCGCGGCCTTGGTTCTGGTGTTGGCGATGACACTCTGATTGTCGTTGAGCCATCTGCTTATCAATGGTTTGAAAGCAGCCGATTCCGTCTGCAAACCAATGTAGCTCTCAATGGACAAATTGAAGTGGCTTACTATGGTTATGGCGCACTTGCAACAAAGGTAGGCGCTGGCGCTTATCTATGGAAAGTTGCGTAGTTAATTAAAAAAAGTGAGGGCCAGTCCGCTCCCGAGCTGGCCCCTCACCTAACTGCTTGAAAGGATGACGAGATGCCAACAATAGTTACGGCCACAGAGCTTAGGACGATTCTTGGCGTTTCGTCATCCCTGTATAACGATGCTTATCTCAATGACATATGTGATGCAGCTGAAAACTTAGTGCTTCCAATGCTAGTCAGTTATTCAGCGCCAATTGCCAAGGTCGAGCGCTCCGATGATGTAGTCGTATTTACTACACAGGGAGAGCACCCTTTTAGCGTAGGTCAATCAGTAGTTATCACTGGCGTAAATAACACCTTTAACGGCACTCACACTATTACCGATATTGGCCCAGACTTTTATTTTGAGTTTCCTAATTTTACTAACCCAGCCAACTTTAATATTGGCAATCTAAACCTAGAATTTACAGTCGCATTAGTCGGCGCAGATGTAAATGAATTTAATGTTATCCCTGCTGGCAAGGCAACCCTTACTGGCGCTTCAACCTATGTTGCTAATCCCAATGTAGAGGCAGCAGTTTTAACTATCTCCGTTGAAATCTTTCAATCCAGAACCGCCGCTGGTGGATCAATAGAAGGCGTAGATTTTGCAGTAACCCCTTATCGCCTATCTAAGAATTTGCTTGCCAAAGTAACTGGCTTGCTTGGCCCATATCTTGATGTTGAAACTATGGTGGGCTAATGCCAGCATCAACAATTGCCGAAAATGTTCGCGGTGCAATTAAAACCGCTTTAGCCTCAACCGCTGCCAATGTTTATGATCACGCGCCTGAGGCGCCAATTGTCCCAGCAATAGTTATTGTCCCTGACTCGCCCTATATGGAGCTCGAAGTCTTAGGCAAAACAACAATTCGCGTTAAATTGAATTACACCATTACCGCTTGCGTTGCTTATTTTAGCAATCCTGCATCTCTTGATAATTTAGAGAAGCTAGTCATTAGTATTCTTGGAGCGTTAAACGCTGCCAAGTATGAGTTATCGACAGTCGAAAGGCCATCGATTACCACAGTCGGAACTACAAACCTGCTAGTTTCCGATATTCGCTTGAGCGTCCGCTACGAGCAAACCACATAAGGAGACCCAAATGCCAACAACAGTAGTAACTGGGCGCGATGTGACCTTTACATTAGATACATTCGCATACGATGCTCAAGCAACAAGCGCAGTCCTAAGCTGCGAAACAATTATCGAGACTTATCAAACCCTTGATGGTCGCGCCTATAAGTCCGTAGATAAGCAATGGACTTTTACAATTGAGTTACTTCAGGATTGGGGAGCTACAGGCTCTCTATTTGAAGCAATGTGGGCAGATGCAGAAACTGCACCTAACACAGCACTCAATGTTTCATTTACTGCAATAACTGGAGCAGTATTTGCTTTCACAGTATTGCCAATCTTCCCAACTGCTGGCGGAGCTGCTCCTGGAGCACTTACCGACACTTGGACGATGACAGTAATTGGAACTCCAACAGAGACCTTTAGTTAAGAGATCGGAGCATCGGGAGCTATGAAATTATCAATTACAATTGAATATAACGGAGGCGAAGTTGCCACCTATGTTGCTCAACCGCCAGAGTGGGCCAAGTGGGAAAAGACCACAGGCCACACAATCACAAAGGCGCAAGACAATATAGGAATCTGGGATTTAATGTTCTTGGCATATAACGCTTATAAGCGCGAAAGTGCTGGGAAGCCAATCAAGTCCTTTGATGTCTGGATGGAGACTGTTGCCGATGTAAGGACTGGCAACGATGACCCAAAAGCCATCAGCCCGACAGCATAAGGCGGCTATTAGTCACAGTTGCCATTAAGACTGGAATCCCAATGCAATACTGGGATGACTGGGACGATGTAGCAACGGCAGTCGAGCTGATAAAGGAGATGAATAGCAATGGCTGAAGAAGTATCAGCATTTGACCGGACAGAGCTCCGCCAAATCTATAAAGCCTTTACCTTGCTAGGTGACGAAGCTAAAGCCGAAGCTCGTCAAACCTCTAACAATCTTGCTACCTATTTACAAAGACAAATCGCTACTACCGCTGCAACTCGCGGCAAAGGCCAACAAGCCATTAACAGAATCGTTAGCGGATCTAAAGTAAGTAAGACCAGCACTACAGGCGAAATCCGTTACGGCTTTGCTAGTCAAAGATTTAGCGGTGGAGGAACTACGCAGCAACTTTGGGCTGGCTTTGAATTCGGCTCTAATAAATTTAAGCAATTCCCTACTTATTCTGGAAGAATGAATCGCGGTTCTCGCGGTTGGTTTATTTATCCAACGCTACGCAAAGAGCAAAGAAATATAGTCTCTCAATGGACTGCTGCCTTCAATAAAATATTAGATAAGTGGGGCGTCAATGGCATCTGATTCTAGAGCATTAACACTTAAGCTCCTAGCCGATACAGCAGACTTCAAAAAGAATTTAGATAAAGGCTCTAAAGATATTGATGATATTGGCGAAAGAGCTAAAGAATTCGGTAAGAAAGCAGCCGCTGCCTTTGCTGTTGCTGGCGCAGCTATTGGAGCATTTGCAGTCAGCGCGGTTAAGGCGGCAGCCGAAGATGAAACAGCTCAAAAGCGCTTAGCTGCAACGATTGAAGCCACCACTGGCGCTACCGCCAAGCAGATTGAAGGCGTTGAAGAATATATAAAGCAAACTTCTATTGCTATTGGCGTTGCTGACGATGGCTTGCGTCCAGCATTTACCCGTTTAGTTAGATCAACCCAAGATGTTGAAGAAGCTCAGAAACTATTAAATTTGGCACTAGATTTAAGTGCAGCAACGGGTAAGCCATTAGAGACAGTTACTAACGCCCTTGGCAAAGCTTACGATGGCAATACCTCAGCACTTGGCAAATTAGGGTTGGGCATAGATGCAGCCGACCTAAAGTCTCAAGATTTTGATACAACTTTTAATCAATTAACTGCGACTTTTGGTCAATTTGCGGAGAATGAAGCGGAGACAACAACTAAGCAAATGGAGCGCGTCAAGATTGCTCTTGATGAAGCTAAAGAATCTATAGGTGCAGCTCTGCTCCCAGTTGTCCAAGAATTAACTGCTTGGATATTACAAAACTTTATTCCAGCACTTGAGGCATTTATCTCTGGCCTTACTGGTCAAGATAGTTTAGATGAAGCTTTAACTGATAGCCAGAAAACCGCCATAGAATGGGGTAAGAAGGTTAGAGGATTTATTGAATCAGTCATTGATCTTAAAGAAGAGCTTAAGATTGTTGCTGGGGTTATAGCAACAGTATTCGTAGTATCTAAAATAGCAGCTGGAGTTCAAGCAACTATCGCTCTTATTACTGGTTTAGTTACCGCTTATAACCTTTTGCGTAATAGCGCAGTAGCGGCCGCTATTGCTTCTAGATTTGCTCTCAACCCTCTTGCTGGCCTAGCAACTGGCGCAGCAGTTGTTGGAGCAATCATTGCAGCAGTTAAATTATTCGATAATGTTACTAAAGAATCAGGCGGCGCTGGCGGCAATACAGTTCCATTATCTAGCTTGCCATCGGGCTTTACTGCTGGGACGCCAGTTATCAGCGGAGGTGTTATTACTGGAGGCGGTGGCGGTGGCGGTGGAATTGCTACAGGTATTACAGCTCCAATAGTTACAGGGACAATGCCTGTCTTGCCTTCTGGACTAAATCCAACTGGCAGAGGCATATCTTCAGGCTTTGATGTAGCAGCAGCTAGACGCGGAGAAGAAGCTGATCGTCCTATCGTTATCAATGTCAATGCGCCAAGCGCAATAGATGAAGAAGGATTTACCAGAGCAGTTATCTTGGCTCTCAATAATTCTACTAATCGCGGAACTACTGGTGCTGGCGATTTTAGGACTTCGGCTCAAATCCTATGACCCTATGGACTCCCGATTGGCGAATTAAGGTCAATGGCGATGAACTTACTTCAGTCACTTTAAGCAACCTAACTATTACCTCTGGCCGTCAAGATATCAATTCACCGACTCCTCCTGGTTATTGCTCCCTTCAAATTATCAACACCGATGGGACTAATTATGATTTTACAATTAATAGCGCAGTTACAGTAGAAGTCAAAGACTCAAACGCAAATTATGTGGCAATCTTTGGCGGCAGAATCTCAGATTTACGCCAAGTAGTTCAAAGCGCTGGATCAAGTGCAATTATAACTAGCCTAAGAATTACCGCTATCGGAGCGCTTTCAAGGTTGCAAAGAGCTATCTTTGATGGCAATTTGGCAGAGGGTTTAGATGGAGCGCAGATATTAGATTTACTTGATGACTTGCTTCTTAATTCTTGGAATGAAGTTCCACCAGCTGAAACTTGGGCTAATTACGATGCGACCGAAACTTGGGAAGACGCACAAAATATTGGGCTAGGTGAAATTGATGCTGGCGAATATACGATGGTCAGCCGCCAGATTACCGATAGCGTAATTGCTCCAATAGCCAATCAGATTGCTAATTCAGCCCTAGGTTATTTATATGAAGATGCTAATGGCCTTATTGGTTATGCAGATGCAAGCCATCGTCAAGATTACCTAGTGGCTAATGGCTACACAGATTTAGACGCTTCCCACGCCATAGCCTCTGGCATTGGCGTCATCCAGCGTCAAGGAGACTTAGCCAATAAAATCGTTATGGATTATGGCAACAACTTCAATAGCTCCTATACCGCCGAAGATACTCAATCTCAAGTAATCTATGGCCTATTCGCTGAGCAATTTAGCAGCTACCTAAAGAACACCTCCGATGTCGAAGATGTAGCAGATCGTCTGATTGCTCTTAGGTCTTACCCTAGAGACACCTTCCAATCAATAACCTTTGCACTTCAATCCCCTGAAATCGATGACCCAGACAGAGATGCCCTATTAAATATATTTATGGGCCAGCCAGTTAGAATTACCAATCTGCCTCTTAATATGCTCGGTGGTGAATTTACTGGCTTTGTCGAGGGCTGGACTTTCAGCGCTTCGGTCTCGGGCCTATCAGTTACCTTCCTAGCTACCCCAACAGAGTTCTCAGCAGTTGCCCAACAATGGGCCCAAGTCAATGCGTCTGAAAGCTGGAATAGTGTTCTTAATACGCTAGAATGGCAAGACGCGATAGGAGTTATTAGCTAAATGCCGAATACAACAAATTTTAACTGGGCTACTCCAGCTGATACAGATTTAGTCAAGGATGGCGCTTTAGCCATAAGAACCCTTGGCTCATCTATAGATACCTCATTAGTTGATCTTAAAGGTGGCACAACAGACCAAGTCCTTGCTAAAAACTCCAATACAGATATGGATTTTAAGTGGGTTACAAGCGATGATGCAAATGCAATTCAAAATGCAATAGTTGATGCCAAGGGCGATTTAATAGCTGCAAGCGCAGCTGATACCCCAGTTAGATTAGCAGCTGGAACAAATGAACACAGATTAGTTGCCGACTCTGCGGAAACCGCAGGATTAAAATATGTAGCCGATACTACTAACTATGCTATTGCTGCCAAAGGTGATCTTTTGGTAGGAACTGCTGCGGATACGCTCTCTGCTCTTTCAGTAGGCACAAACGGCCACATACTTGTAGCGGATAGTGTTGAAACGACAGGTCTAAAGTGGGTTGCGCCTGCTGCGGCTGGTGGTATGACTTTACTTTCAACTACCACTTTATCATCAACAGCAGTTACTTTGAGCAATATAAGCCAAGATTATGAAAATCTTTTTGTAGAGGTTTATGGTGTTACAAAT